GCCGTGTTTTTCGCGGGCGGCTTTGAGTTTGGTCGGGTCGGGTTTCATGTGTTCCTTGTTGCGTTGATGCGACGGCCAATCCAGGAGATAACCGGGACGGCCATGCTGTTTCCGATTGCCGCGTATCTGGCGGAACCTGACGCGCGCGGGATGTTGGTCCAGTTGTCGGGAAAGCCCTGGAGTCTCTCGCACTCGATTTCAGACAGGCGACGGACTGCGCCATACGCAAGCGCGTAGGCTTTGTCGCCACCGCCACCGCTTGCACGGAGTGTGCCGGCCTGGTCGCCGCCAAGCTCCGCTGTTCCCCCGCCTTCCCGACCGCGCAGCGCGACACTCAAAACCGCTGGCGTCTTGCTCTTGTCCAGCGTTGGCACCACATCAGACGAAACGCTATCGCCCTGGCTTGAGCTATTTTGCCAGCCAAAGGCGATTGGTACTGTTGCAATCATAGTTTCAGTCTCTAGATCGAGTCGCCCCCCGTATCCTTTGGTGAGACACAGGCTGACATCCCGGCACCATTGGCCGTTGCCGTCAGTGCTACCCGCAGCGCTTCCGGCAGTGCTTTGTCCCGCTGCTTTGCGCGCCGCAAGATCCCTTTGCACGCTCGAGGTGATAGGTAGTAGGGCGTCAGGTCCACTCCATCCTCCGCACGGTGCAGAACGTCCGACAGCGAACACAAAGACACGTCGTCTGCGCTGGGCCACTCCGAAGAACTGGGCATCGAGGACACGCCAAGCAACAATGCGTCGCGGTCCAGCAACCACACCTGCGCCCGGCCACGGTCCTGCGTTGACGATGGGGGCATCACAGCCGCCCAAGCCTGCCAGCAAGGCGCCGAAGGCATTGTCTCGGCTGGACAAGACGCCGGGGACGTTCTCCCAGACGATGGTTGCTGGGTCATCAGGTGGTCGAAGATCGTCAACTGCATTGGCTAATCTCACAAACTCAAGGGTCAGATTGCCGCGAGCATCCGACAGTCCGCCGCGTAACCCAGCGACACTAAAGGACTGGCAGGGTGTGCCGCCTATCAGCACATCCGCCTGGCCGATCCAGTCCATGTCCCGCAGCAGGGTAAAGTCCCCGTACAGCGGAACGTCCGGGTAATGGTGGGTCAGCACTCGCCGCGGGAACTTGGCAATCTCCGCGAAGGCTAGTGGGGTCCAGCCCAAGGGCTCAAAAGCGACGCTGGCCGCTTCTATGCCACTGCAAATACTCAAGAAACGCATCAGTAACCAGCCGCAGCCGTCTGGAGACAGCCAACCAGGTAAAGGCCAGCCAGCAACAAGCCGACAGCAACAAAGGTCACTGCGACCAGAATCGCCGAGTCGCGGGCGTCGTTGCGCTCGTAGTCAGCCGGGTCCCACGGCGGGTCTTGGCGTAGGCGTTGTTGGCGGGTCATGTTGCTCCGTTGAAGTGTCAAGGATTGCTTGACTGTTGGCCCGCCGTCAGGGAGTCGAACCCTGATGCACCGTCGGCGAGGTTGGCGGTGGTTAGGCGAGGATAAGGTCTGGATCTGGAAGCTCGCCGCTGGCGACTTCAATGCCGCCAACACAGTGCATCCACTCCACACGGCGGATAATCTTGCCTTCAACTACGGGCTGGGTCTTGAGCAACGCGGCAACAAACCGCTTTGGGTCTTGGTCCAGCTTCCACCCCCGACAGTCCAGCGACCGATGGCTATCTTCGTCAGTGTCAACCGCGCTTACACTTTCACTGGAAAACAGCCGGATCGCCCACTTCTTGCCGTCCTTGGTCGTGCCGTTGACAGTAATGCCAAGCCGGTAGTCGTGGGTGTCGTCGTCCGGTTCGTCAATCATGATCGGCGTCGATGACAATTCTTGCAGCGCAATAAGCTCATCGCCAAACAGGATGCAATGCCCGTATGCAGGGAATCCGCTGCCGACTGACAAGCTGAAGTCAATCAGGGCCAGACGCACCTTGTTTTGCGCATCCTCATACCGCTTGATCCGCTCGTGTCGCGCTTTGATTAGGTCGCTCATGTTCCTCCAATCCCCGTCCGTGGGGCAAAGCCGGCATCAAACAGCCAGCGACGGTACAGCGGGATTGCCGTACTTCCCGCGCTTACCCGGCGCGGTCGGGTTAGGTCTAGCTAGCGACAAGGTGCAAGCGCCAGTCGGCTCCGTCGTCGGTCTTGCCCCAAGCGTCAAGGGTGTTGGCGTCGATCCAGTTGTAGTCGTCGGATGCCAACTTGGCAGCCAGAAAGTCTGCCTCGGTGGCATCAACGGTCACAATAGTGTCGTGGTCGATAGACTCGGTGATGGCGGTGTCAATGGTGCTGGTCATGGTTTGTCTCCAGTAGGCCAGGGGTTGCGAGCAGTTTTGCGACTTGCTCGGGTCGGGTGGTTAGCAGACGATCCGCAGGCTGGTTGTGACTGCCGTGGTTTGCAGCCCGTAGTATTTCCACGGCCACGGTTCGTTATGGCAGCCGTCTTGCTCCAGTATCGCCAGCGCCCTATTGGCTGGCATAACCTCGGCAGCGCCACGCGGCCATTCGCCGCACCACAAGGCGCCAATCGCCGCAGCTTTGAGTGACCCGCAAGGACCGGCCATTGTGTCGCCACACCGCTGCATTGCGTTGCGGTTCAGCGCCACATAGCAGACCTGCCCGCGCAAGCCCCATGCCGCACGGGCACAGGTCCAAAGCGCGGACGGTCCGGGCAGGTACACAAACAGGCAGCTGGCGAACATTGCGAACGCAAACCCGCCAGCCAGTACTGCCACCAGCATCACAGCCCCCGCAAGGTCTTGAGGGTGGTCTTGGCGGTGGCAGTCTTGCCGGCCCACAGGTCTTGCAGGATGCAAAGGGTCACGGCGTTGCTCAGGTGGCCAGCGGCGCGGGCGTTCATGATGCGGGCAATCAGGGTGCGTGTGGTCTTGGTCTGCATGGTGTCTCCTGTGTTGTGGCCGCTCCGTGCTGGCCATGTAGGTATACTGCCATCATGGCAGGTGGCTGTCAAGTTGGCAGGGCAACTATTTTGCAGGGTCTGTACGATTCCCAAAAAGGCAAAAGCCCGCAGCGGGTTAGGCTACGGGCTCTTGCGGGTTGTCAGGTCAGAGTGGCGGGCTAGCCGAACTTGACTGCCAAGACGTACAGCAAACCGCCTACGTCAGTGCCGGCAGTGGCGACACGCAAACCGGCATTGCTGGCGAACTGCGCATTGCCCGGCGACACGGTGGTGAAGTCCTTCTGCAGACCGACCGTGGCAGCAGCAATATCCAGCGCCTCAGTCACGTTGGCAGCGCCGGCAGCAGTCTGGATCTGGATGGTCGACAAGGCGCCAACCGTCGCGTCGGGCACGAACCAGGCGTCGACAATAAAGAAGCCGAACCCAGCCGCGGTAAAGTCGTTGTTGCCAGCCGTGTTGCTGATTTGCAGCGGCATCAGGACGGCCGGAGCGCCAGCCAAAGCGCCACCTGATACAGGCGGGTTTGCCAGCGGCGACAGCTTGGGCACGGTAACTGCCGACGTGTTGATCTTGGCAGTCTCCACCGCGTTGGTGGTCAGCTGGGCTGCAGCAACCGACAACGCAGGCGGCAGCGCCAACGCCAACCAGCGGCCAGTGCCAGCGGTCGGGGCAACCACGGTGATCGGCGGACCCAGCGCTTCAACGGCGACCGACGCCGCAGAGAAGTACAGGCACTGGCCGGAGTCCATCAAAAACGCCACGTCCAGATTGGCCCGGTTGGCTGCGGCAATCGCTTTGAGGGCGGCGGTGTCAGCCACAACCCGCAGTTCAGCGGTGTTGGCGCCAACAGTCGCGTTGACCTCGCCGATCCAAGTCAGCACGCGGTTGAGGTTCTGTTGTGCCAGCGGGCTCAAGCCCTGCAGGTCGCTCATGTTCAGGATTGTCGTGATCGCCATTTGGTGCGGCTCCTATCGGCAAAAAGCCGACATCTATGGGTGGCGCGGCAAACCGAGCCGCGCTAGCATTGTGGAGTACAGCCGTCAAGGCTGCAAGCGGGGCGAGGATGGGGCGACAAGCAGACCCAGCTGACAAAGTAGAGCGCTGGGCAGTCAGTCGCCTCATTCCATACGCACGCAACGCACGGACGCACTCTGACGCGCAGGTGGCGCAGATTGCCGCCAGCATCAAGGAGTGGGGCTGGACCACACCGGTCCTTGTCGACGAGCAGGGCGGCATCATTGCCGGTCACGGCAGGACCATGGCTGCCCAACTGCTTGGCATGGCAGATGTCCCGGTCGTCGTCGCCACCGGCTGGAGCGAGGCAAAGAAGCGTGCCTATGTCATTGCCGACAACAAGCTGGCGCTCAATGCTGGCTGGGATAACGAGTTGCTGCGTCTGGAGCTGGGCGACATCAAAGGGACTGGGTTTGACCTAAGCCTGACCGGCTTTGGGCTTGAGGAACTCCAAGACCTGCAATTTGACGACGATGCCGAAGCGCCTATGCCAGCACTGCCAGACGGCGACAAGGCGGAATTCCAACAGCGCACCTTTACCCTGCACGATGAGCAAGCCGCAACGGTAGAGGACGCAATCGTGCTGGCGAGGACCAACCCGCTAGCCGATACCGGCATCAATGACAACGCCAACGGCAATGCGCTGGCTTTTATTTGCCAAGAATGGCTGGCGGTGAAAAGTGGCCAGCGCTAAAGAGATCGTGGTCAAGCCCATCACCGCCGCCGCCGCTAACGAAGTGGTCAAGCGCATCCATTACAGCGGCAAGGTCGTGCAGAACAGCCAGCTACACTTTGGCGTGTTTCTTGACGGTCGACTTGAAGGAGCAATGCAGTTTGGCCCATCGCTCGACAAGAGCAAGATACAGGGGCTTGTGTCGGGTACGGGCTGGAACGATTTTATCGAACTCAACCGGATGGCGTTCAGCGAGGCATTGCCGCGTAACAGCGAAAGTCGCGCCATGGCCGTAGCATTTCGGATGATGAAAAAGCACTATCCGCACATCAAGTGGATTGTCAGTTTTAGCGATGCCACGCAATGCGGAGACGGCATCATCTACCGGGCGTCAGGGTTTGTGCTGACAGGCCTTGTGCGGTCGCAAAACATTGTGCGACTGCCGGACGGCACCGCGATCCATAAAATGACGCTGGAATCCTCGCCGACATCACCGCGTCCAGAGTTGGGCGGCAAAACCTACTACGAGGTAACCGGCGGTAAGTATGATTTCAAGCGGTATACGATGGCAGCGGGCGGCGTGATTATTCCCGGCTTTCAACTGCGGTACATTTACTTTTTGGACCCCGCCTGCCGTGGACGCCTGACCGTGCCCGTGTTACCGTTCTCAAAGATTGCCGACATGGACGCATCCATGTACCGGGGCAAAAAGCTGAGGCGTGTCAAAAAGCAGGATTCCGAGCACCCCTCGGAACTGGGCGGGGCAGTACCGACCGACACGCTCCAGCTTTCACCGGAGGACAATCCCAATGCCGAACAGCAAACAGCCAACTGAAAAACCGCAGCCAAAAAAGCGAGGGCCAAACGGCGGGGCAAGACCGGGCGCCGGTAGACCTGCCTTTGTGCCGACAGCCTCGGAGCGCAAGCAGGTTGAGGCGCTATCTGGCTACGGCATACCGCAGGAACAGATAGCCATGCTGGTGCGTGATGGCATCCACCTTGAGACGCTCAAGACGCACTTTGCACAGCAGCTAGGCACAGGCAAGGCAAAGGCAAACGCGCAGGTGGGCAAGACGCTGTTTCAGCGGGCTATCGGCGGCGACACCACGGCGATGATCTGGTGGAGCAAGACGCAGATGAAGTGGACCGAGGTCCAGCGCCACGAACTGACAGGCGCAGGCGGCGGACCAATCCAGACGCAAGCCCAAGTGGTAGAGATACCGGCGCCGATTGCAGACGTGACCGCTTGGGCGGCTTCTGCCGCAGTGTCGACTGCCAAGGATGGCGACCAATGAGCGCTGCCGCTGCCACCAAGCCCGAGTCATCCATTGACGTGTGGTGCTGGCGCTGTGACAAGCGGCGGACCGTGGACATTCAAGTGCTGCAAACCATTCCGGGCGTTGGGCCATGGGTTTGGGGCTGCAAGTGCTGCAAAGCGGAAAACCAGCTGTCACGGATTCAAGCACGGAGGCTGACTCATGGCTTGCCGAGACAGGGACCGCAGAGACCGCAGGGCTATCGTGCCGGCGTAGGTTAGCGAATACCGTCCGGCTAACCCCGGACCCCTAGACGCTTCGAAAGCTATCCGTCGCGACTGCACTGACACCTGCGGTGTTCGCTAGCCGCTCCCCCTTTGCCACAACGCGGCGCAAAGCTCAATAGCGGACAGGTCAAGCGGTAGTGGCAGGCTTTGCCAATTTGGCATAGACTTGTCGGCCAAGCGTGGCGAGCGGGCAACGCGGCAATCTGCAACGGCAAACACTTGGCGACATCCAACGCAAACACCCGAAAGCCAGACCGGACAGTCCTGCTCGCCCCGCAGCCGGGACCGCAGACGCTGCTGCTTACCTGCCCGATTGGCGATGTTTGCTTTGCAGGCGGTAGAGGTGGCGGAAAGACGCTGGCGTGCATCTTGGACTGGATCAGCCACATGACCCGCCACGGCAGGGACGCCAAGGGCGTTTGGTTCCGCCGCAGTCAGCCAGAGATTGAGGACGCCCAAAGCCGGATGATGGTCTACTTCCCGGCCATCGGCGGCGTCTACGCTGTGCAGTCGCGAATCTGGACATTCCCCAACGGCGCCGTGCTCAAGCTGCGGTATCTGGAAAGCGACCAAGACGCCAGCCGGTACCAGGGATCAGAAACGACCTGGTTGTGCTTTGACGACGCGGGAACGTGGCGGTCACCCGCACCCATTGACATGCTGCGGGCTACCCTGCGGTCGCCAGCCGGTGTCCCGCCTCGGATGGTGCTCACAGCCAATCCGGGCGGCATCGGCCATGGCTGGATCAAGGCAAGGTACATCGACCCAGCGCCACCGCTCACGCCGTTTGTAGGCGCAGACGGTCAGTTGCGGGTTGTCATCCCGGCGACCATCAAGGACAACAAGAAGCTGTTAGAGGCGGACCCTACCTACATTGACCGCCTCAAAGCCTCTGGCCCCCCGTGGCTGGTCAAGGCATGGCTGGACGGCGACTGGAACGCCAGCCAAGAGGGCGCGGTCATCAAGCGCGAGTGGCTGGGCTACACCTACGATTGCCTGCCAACGCCAGAGGAACAGCGCAAGGAACGGGCCAAGCTGGTCGTGTCGGTCGACTGTGCGGCAAGCATGGGCTCCAGCGCTGACTACACGGCCATAGTCGTTGCCCTGCACTGCGGGCACCACGTCTACCTGCGCCACGTCAGACGCGGCAAGTGGGAGTTCCCAGCGTTGGCCGCACAGGTTCAGCAGGTATGCGAGCAGTTCCAGCCGCAGATTGTCCTGATTGAAAACAAGTCAAACGGACTGGCGCTGATTCCCTACGTCAAGAAGCAACCCGGCTGGAAGTGGTCTGTTGTGCCGGTAGAGCCCAAGGGCAGCAAAGCCGAGCGGCTGTACGCGCAGACCCATTGGATGGAAGGCGGCAGGTTGCTGCTACCACAGGCAGCTGACTGGCTGGCAGGCTTTGTGGGCGAGTTGCTGGGCTTTGACGACACGTCAGCAGCCAAACGCGGGCAGCACGATGACCAGGTGGACGCGCTAACGCAACTATTGCAATACTGCAGCAAGGGCGGCTACCAGCTGCCGGACTGGTGACCCATGGCTAAGCTATCGTTTGCAGCCCTGCTACCTCGTTCCGATGGCTGGTCTAACCTGCTGTCAGGGCTTGGCGTCCGCAATCGCGATGCATCCGCGTCGACCGTCTACGCCGAACGTCCGCCGCTTGGATACAACGAACAGCGGTGGCTGTATCGGCAGGATTGGGCGTGCGGTCGCGTTGTTGATGATCTCGCTTATGACTCTACCCGTGCTGGCTGCGACCTGACCACCAAAGACGAAGGCGACGCAGCCCAAGCAGTGATGCAGCAGTGGGATGACGCGCAGGTGATGAGCATTATGGAGGACGGGCTTCGATGGGCGCTGGTCTACGGCGGCAGCGTCGGAGTAGTCCTGACTGACGACAAGGTGACCACGCTGGACCCCAGCATGGCACTGTCAGCCCCGCTCATCCCCGGCACCTATACCCGTATCACCCGCGTGCAAATCATTGAGCGGACCTATGCTGTCCCCGACATGGGCCAGATTGACCTTGACACCCGCAGCCCAAACTACGGCTTGCCGCTGTTCTATGACTGCACACCGCAACTGGGCGCAGGCACAACCACTTGGCGAGTCCACTGGACCAGAATCATCCGATTCTTGGGCGTGCCAGTCGACAGCCTGACTGCCGTTGCCAACCTGTCCTATGCCGACAGCCTGTTTGAACGTCCGTTCAATGCAGTTCGCGACCACGGCGCAGCCACTGCGTCTACAGCCGGCATCGTTCAGCGGTTTACGCAGGGCATCATGAAAGCGCAGGGGCTGATGGCAGATCTTGTCAGCAGTGACGAGTCCCGCGTCTTGTCGCGTCTGCGGGCGTTCAACCTTGGGCTGGGCACAAGCGGGCTGGGTGTCATTGACGGCGAAAGCGAGTCGTTTGAGCTTATGGGCCAACCCGTCAACGGGCTGCAAGGTCTGCTGTCAGAGCTACGCAGCGAACTGGCAGGCAGCCTGAACTATCCGCAGTCCCGCTTGTACGGCACTGCAGCGGGCGCTCTTGCGTCTGCTGAGACAGACGAACGGCGATGGGCCAGCGTTGTACACGCTTGGGCAATCAGCCGTGTTGTGCCGGCGCTGACCCGCTACACCGAAATCATGCTTGGCGCCCGCGGTGCAGTGGAGTTGAAAGACTGGCGCATCAAGCCCAAGTCCATCGCGCCACCCGATGAGAAGCGGGATGCCGAGGTCCGCAAGATCAACGCGGAAACCTACACGCTGTTTGTACAGGCTGGCGTGTTGGAGCCGACCGAGATTCGCAACAGCCTGTTTGGCGGCAGTGACTACAGCGCCAACATCACGCTTGACCCCGACATCACGGCAGCCATTGAAGCCAACAAGGCGGCTGGCGTGGCTACTGAGGTGCAGACACCTGCAGGTCCGACTGAACCGCCACCCGCAGCAACTGAGCCCAACGACTTCGGCGGGGTCGCCTAGTGGTTGCCCTGCGTCCACTGAAACCGCTCAAGCCCCTGCAGCCGTTGACCAGCAAGGCAACGCCAGCCAAGACCAATGCGATGCGTCTGGCGGTGCTGGCCAAACAGCCGCAGCCCAACGTGGCACCGCAGCCGGTACCCCACACACTGATCGCGGCGTACACGGCGCAACTGGAGGTCATTGCGGACCGTAGCTACCGCATTGCGGACAGCACCGTGATAGCGGCAGTCAGGCGCCAACAGCTGCTGGCAGAGTCTTGGGAAGCCAAGCAGAAGGCGGACGCAGACGAGCCAGACCCCGACGAGATGCAACCAGGGCAACGGGCTGCCTACCAGAACAAGCAGCACACCCCGGCACAGAAGCGCCAGTTGACCTTGCCGTTTGCCATTGAAACAGCCATTTCCGCAATGGACCGGCGCATGGGCGAATACGCCCTGACCATCCCCATTGGCGAGATCGTGACAAAGCAGGGCGTCCGCATTGAAGCCAACGCAGCAGCGGTCAACGTGCGAATGCTCAACAGCATCGGCCTGCAGGCCATCGAGCCACAGTCAGCCATTGCCACAGCCCGCAATGCTTGGGTCAAGGAGAATGCCGCACTTATCCGCAGTCAACCCGCAGAGGTAGCCCAGCGCATCGGTGCCAAGGTGCAGGAAATGGTTGAGCGCGGCAGCCGGTGGGAGACAATCGCCAAGGAACTGGAAGCCGAACACGGCATAGCCACCAACCGCGCCAAGCTGATAGCGCGGGACCAAACGTCGAAGTACAACGGCGCCTTGAATCAGGCATACCAGCAAGAGGCGGGCATCACGCACTACCAGTGGCGCGGTGCGATGGACAGCCGCGAGCGACCGACGCACGTTGCGTTGCAGGGACTGGTCTTTGCTTGGACTGACCCGCCGCCGGAAGGACACCCCGGCGAGCCAATAAATTGCCGGTGTGTCGCAAGTCCGGTTGTATCAAAGGCTTTATCGGAATCTGGCATAAGCCTGACGAAGGAACAACTAGCCGCCAAAGTCGCAGCTCTAGGCCCACAGGTCAAAGGCGGCAAGCCGGTATAGCCCCAGCCTATAACCGCACCTATTGACAAGCCCCGCAACCGTTGCCAATCTGGCAAAGCCTGTGCCAAATTGGCACGCCAAACGGACAACATGACCGCTCAAGTCTACCGCTCCGATGCTGTGCAGGTCCACCAAGACGGCGTTGACCCGTTGACCGGCTTCTGGCGCGGAGAGGCGACGATTGCCCGCGTTGGCGTGTACCAGTACAGCGATGCCAGCGGCAAGACGTGGATGGAATACGTCCCGCCTGAGACGCTGGCAGACGAGAACTGGCTGGCAAGCATGAGCCTTGCACCCGTGACGCTGGAACACCCGCCTGAGCTGGTCAACGCCGACAACGTCAAGCGGTACTCTGTTGGCACCACCGGCTCAGAAGTCGAGTTTGAGGATGGCCGCAATGAAGCCGACCTGGTTGTGCAAGATGCTGCGGCAGTCGGTGCCGTGCAGAAGGGCGTGCGGGAAGTCTCCTGCGGCTACCTCTGTGCAGTTGAATGGACAGCCGGCGAATGGCTGGATGCGTTCGGCATCGCACACCCGTATGACGCAGTGCAGCGCCAGCGCATCGGCAACCACCTAGCCCTGACCCAGCGCGGCAGGCAGGGTGAGACAGTTTCACTCCGCGGCGACTCTGCCGCATTGCGCGGCGACGGTGCCGCTTGGATGGTTCCAATGGCGGACAACACCGCAGAGATGCAAGCCAAGCTGGACGCGGCAGAAGCCAAGACCAGCGAACTGCAAGCCAAGTGCGACGCCGCGCAGGCCAAGGCTGACGCCTTGCAAGCGCAGGCGGATGCTCACCCCGCCGCCGTTGAGGCTGCCAAGGCGGACGGCATCGCCCAAGGCAAAGCCTTTGCCGTGCTGGAAGCCCAAGCGAAGACCGTCTGCGGCGACGCCTACAAGGCTGACGGCAAAGACGTGTTGCAGGTCAAGCGGGACATGCTTGACGCGCTCAAGGTCAAGATTCCCGAGTCGCACAAAGACAGCGCCGATTACATCGCCGCCCGTCTGGACGCGGCACTAGAAGCGATGTCCGGCTTGTCGACCAGCGATGTTGCTGGCGGCGGTCTGTCGCAGGGCAAGCGGGTAGATTCCATGCTTGCCGAAACCAAAGCTGAGGCATCGCGCCGCGGCGTCATTGTGGAGGGCTGATCATGGACGGTTACACTTCCGTTACTAGCGAGTTGACCATTGGTCGACTCGGCACCCTTGGCGGCACGCAGAACGCTGTGCAGCGCGGCTACGTTTTGGCCGATGCCACTGCCGTCCCTGTCGGTCGCGGCGTGGTCTATGACGCCACGGACGAAAGCGCACAGTTGCCGTCAGCCGGTAGCCAAAAGTTCTTGGGCGTGGCGATCATCGATCCCACCGTTCTGGAAATTGGCGTGTCGTCCTACGTCACCGGCGACCGCATGCTGACCACCAAGCAATGCCCGCTTGGCGTGTGGGTCGAGACGACTGAGGCTGTCGCTCCCGATGACGCCGTGTTCCTCCAACACACCGTCAACGGCGGTCGCGCTCCTGGTACGTTCCGCACCGATGCCGATGGCGGCAATGCTGACGCAGTCACCGGCTGCCAGTGGGCTGGCGTTTACTCCAGTGGCCTTGCGCTGCTGATCCTCAACCAGCCGTAAGGCGACGCCGTAAGGCGACGCCGTAAGGCAGCAGACGCAAGGAGAAATTGCAATGTCTACTTATCGTTTCGACGCGGCCACTGGTCGCCCGATCATGACCGTCACCGAGGACGCCTTGAAGCGTGCCTTGGCCATTCACGAGGTCCAGTTTGACGGCTTCGGTCGTCTGGCTGCCGCACAGGGTCGGATCAAGATCGACACCGCAGCCCAGATTGCGCTGGAGCGTGAACTGACCAAGATCAGCGCCGTGACCAGCACTGAGCCGCTGGCCGACCTGACTTCGCTGATGCACTTCCCGACGACCCCCGACGCTCCGGCGCCCGGTCAGAAGTCGTACACCAGCACGGGCGTGAACTGGTCAGCCGGTCGCGTGTCGCACAGCTACGACGACCTCGGCAGCGCGGGCACGTTGGCGCGGACTGAGTTGCAGACCAGCATCATCGTCCCGCACATCCTGACCGCGGATTACACTTGGGGCGACTTGGCTGCTGCTGGTCTGGCCAACCAGCCGTTGCAGTCCTACCTGCTGCAAGGTGCCCGTCGCAAGGTCAACGAGGAAATCAACCAGTTCAACTGGTTTGGCGACACTGGCACAGGCGGCACGGGCGTTGTGGGTATCTACAACAATGCCAGCATCACCAAGGCGGTTGTGGCCAACGGTGGCTCCGGTTCGCCGTTGTGGGACAACAAGACCCCCGCGGAAATCGAGCTTGACTGCGTTGACATGCTGGGCGACCTGTTCACCCAGATCAAAGGTCTTGGCGGTTTGGTTCCGAACCGGCTGGTCATGGGCACCACGCAGTACGCCAAGATTGCCACCACCTACAGCGCCCAGTACCTGAGCCAGACGATTCTGGAGCGGTTGCTGACGTTGTTCCGTGCGGCATACTCGGCCGACTTCCAAATCGTGTCAGCTCCTGAGCTTGTCACGGGTGGCGGTGGTGGTGGCACCTCGGCTTGGATGCTTGCCTATCGCTATGACAGCATGGTGGCGGGTCGCGTTGTGGCGCTGGAAGGTGTCTTTGAGACCCCGTTCATCAAGCCCTTCGTGACCTCGATCCCGTACCACGCTGAGACGGGCGGCATCAACGTCCGTATGCCCGTGGCGATGTTGATCCGCTACGGCATGTAAGAGGTTGGCGTGGCGGTCAGTGCAGCCAGCATCAAGGCATTTGCGCCCGTGTTTGCGTCCGTTGCGGACGGCATCATCACGACGTGGATTGCCTACGCTGAGACTGCACTGGCCGCGGCTACCTTTGGCACGGCACACGACCAGGCCGTTACGTTCTGGGTCTGCCATCGTCTGACCACCACAGGCGGAGACGGCAGCAGCGCAGCAGCCACCGGACCAGAGACAAGCCGGCATGTTGGCGACGTTGGCGTGAGTCACGCGGCCAACGACAGTATGACCGGCGTGTCAACCGACGTTGCCAGCCTCAAAACTACTGCCTACGGCCAAGCCCTGATTGCGCTCATGAGGCGCTACCGGGGTGCCGTATGCGTGTAGAGGTCAAGCAAAACAACAGCCAACGCATCTTGCGGCAGCTGATTGCCTTGGAGCGCCAGCAAGTCACCATCGGCGTACATGGCGACGCAGGCACCCGCGACGGGTCCAGTCAGACCAACGCGGAGATAGCCGCGGTTCATGAGTTCGGCGACGCCAACATCCCTGAGCGGTCGTTTCTGCGGGCAGGGCTGGACACAGCTGCCGAAACGGTGCCTGTCGACCTGTCCAAGCAGATTGAGGACATGATCGACGGTGGCGCCATGACGCCCAAGAAGATAGCCACCCGCGGCGGCGTGCTCATTCTCGGCGCAGTGCGTGAAACCATCGCAGCCGGTATTGACCCCGAGTTGTCTGAGCAAACGAAAGCAGCCCGTGACGCCAAGGGCAGCAACAGCACGGGCATAGCGTCCAACATTGGTGCATACACGCCGCTTGTAGACACTGGCCAACTTTGGCAGTCGCTTGTCTTTCGTGTCTCGGAGGCAAACAGCTGATGCCGTTGCCTATCTCCGTTGCACAGGTCGTCATTGACCAATCGGCGCAGACTGTGACCCGCACGCGGTACGGTGCAGCCACGCTTGCATCCACAGGCGTATGGAGTCGCGGTACAGCCACGACGGCAACCATCACCGGACAAATGCAGCCTCTTGACGACCGCACCCGCCAGCTCCTGCCAGAGGGCGTACGGCTGCGGGCTCGCTACGTCATGCACACGACAGCCGATGTCAGGGGTGCAATGCCTACCGCCAGCGGCACGCCTGTGGCCGGCGACACCATCACTTGGCAAGGACGGACGTATCAGGTCTACCAAGACCGCGACTGGAACGGGCAGGGCGGCTATACCCGTTGCATACTGGCAGACGCCAGCGCGGAGCCGTAGCCATGGCGCTGAACTGGACCAGCCTACAGACAGCTATCAAGGCTGCTATTGACAGTGCAGGCATCACCGGCCTGACGACGTATTGGCGCTACTCGCTTGGCGACTTGCCGATTCCGGCGAAGCCGTATTGCGTGCTGCAGCTGACCACGACCGACCTTGCACCCAGCGCCCTGTCTGCGACGTTTGACGAGTTCCGCCCCGTGGCTGGAAGTCCAACCAGCTTCAACCTGGTACACCAGCGGCGCCACACTCTGAGCCTGCAGGTCTACACCAACACGACCCAGCTTGCCGATAGCGCGTTTGACATTGTCGGGCGCATCAACCGGCATCTAGCCAAACAATCGACGCAAGCAGCCCTATTGGCAGCGTCTATACGAATGTGGCAGACTTCGCAGGTCCGCGACCTTTCAGCGGTGCTGGACACACGAGACGAGGGCCGCGCACAGTGCGACTATGCCCTAGCGACACAGGACACGACAGCCGACAACATCGGCAACATCCTGACGGTAGACCTGACAGGCGTTGACGTAGACGCACCATAGGACGGCAGCATGGCAAGCACTGTGAATCCCAATGTCGTTGTGGAAGTCAACGTCTCAGCCCTTGGCGCTGGGTCGCGGGTTGACCGCTTCGGCATTCCGCTGATCGTGGACACCCAGAACATCAAGTCGGCTACGGCTTTGGCGCCTGTTATCGGGACGTACTACAGTCTTGCTGAGATGGCAGCCGCGGGCTTTGCAACCTACACCAAAGCGTACAAGCTGGCGGCTCAAATCTTCCGGCAGCGCAAGCCAAACCCGCGCTTTTTCAAGGTCGCCAGCGTCTACGCTGTCAGTGATGCCGAACTGTCCGCAGTCGAGTCTGCAGACCCCGCGTTCTACTACCTGTTGGCGACCAGCCTTGCAGAAGCCGACATCGAGTTGATCAGCGATTGGGTCGAGACGGTTGCCGAAGGCGATTACCTCTACCTGTGCGACAGCTTTGACACCGACAACTTCGGCACGGCGCCCAGCATCAAGTCGCTGTTGGCGTCGGCTGGGTCAAGCAAGACCGCGCTGGGTTGCCGCAAGGTTGACCCGCAGACCGTGACCTTGACCATCTCGGCAGCATTTGTGACCGACAACAGCACTGTGGTATCGGTCAACGGCGTGGCTCTGAGCCCGACTGTGTTTGCCACCAACAGCAACACCACGCTTGCTGCGCTGGCCACTGCCCTGCAGGCTACTGATGCCATCGCAAGCGCCACCGTGACCAACGCAGGCAGCGGCACCGATGATGATCGCGGGATCGTCATTGTCGCCAATGACCCGCTGGTTGACGTGGTGTTGTCGGGCTATGCCTGCACCTTGGGCGCCAGCCAGAACACTGCAGCGTTTGCCATTACGGACAACGGCGCCCAGCCCTTGTGTGCGTCTGAGGTCGGCTACCTGTGCAGCTATCCCGCTGGTGCGGCTACCGCAGGGCTCAAGACCTTTGCCGGCATTGAAGCCGACAGCGTTAGCCAGACCGAACTGACCAACGTCAACGGCTCGGGCGCCAATGCCTACCCGACGCTTGGTGGTGGCCCGAAGTTGATGAAGGGCCAGACCTCGGGGCTCATTGCCTCGGGTGCGTACTACTTCATTGACACCGTGGAGGCAATTGACCGCCTCAAGGAAGCCATCGAGGTAGCTGCACTGGCCCTGTTGGCTCAGTCGCCAAAGCTGGCTTACAACCAGGCTGGCATCAACGCTGTTGGCGGCGCCATTGCCGCGGTTGCGCTGCAGTTCGTCTCTGACGGCATTCTTGAGCCGTTTGACCCGGCGACCGCAATCAGCGTCCCGGCGCTTGCCAGCATTGACCCGTCAGACCGCACCGCTCGCCACCTGCCAGACGTGACCGCTGAGTTTGTGGGCACGGGCGCTATCCAGTCTGCAACCATCGTCATCACCGTTCGGGAGTAACCAACATGGCCAACAGCTACAGCCCACAAGACGTTGCCGCCGCATTTGCCGGCATCCTTGCGTCTGGATTCTCCCCTGACACGTTCATCACGGTGACCCAAGAGTCGGACAGCGCGACCGCTACCCGCGGCGCTGATGGGCTTGTGGTGTTTGCAGTGGACAAGGCACTCCCGCTTTGCACGTTGACGCTCACGCTGATGCAAACCAGCAATTTCAACAACGTGCTTGCACAGTTCTTGGCCGTGCAGAACCTTGGCGCCCCCGCGATTCCGGTTGCCATCTCCTCGTTTGGCTCAACCGAGGGCTTCACCAGCCAAGGGATGCGAATCGCCAAGTCGCCAGACGTGACCTATGCCCAAGGCATTGAGTCGCGCGAGTGGACCTTGACTGGCCCCGGCCTGATCCGCGCAGGCGGCACCATCCTGTAAGGACCGCCCATGAAAACAGTCGAGATCGGCGGCTTCACCTACACCATGACGCAGATGGCGGCAAAACAGGCGCTTTCCTGCGGCTTGGAGCGTGCCAAGTGGATTGGCCGCGTTCTCAAGTCGTTGGACGATGCCAACACGACTGCGGCGCAGATTGGGGCATCTACGGAGATGGCCGCGCTCATGCTGCAAGACGCGGGCTACAACGACCGCTGTTGGCTGCCGACTCTGGCGCAGGTGTCCATGCCAGACGGCAGGCGCGTCCTTGACTGCATGGACATCGAGTTCCGCGGCGACAAGCTGATGGCGCTGCTGGACCTGCACATCGCGTCCTATGACTACAGTTGCGGCGCTTTCGCAGGTGGGGTAACGCGGGCGGCCCTGACCGGAACAAAGGCCCCGCAGACGACGGAGACAGCGACCAGCTGATCAACGACATCCTTTGCCTGCCGGTGGAAGCCGGTTACGCATCGGGACTATCTGAGGTAGCGCGAACCTGGACCGCTGACGAATTGGTGGACGTGATGTTGAAGATCCGCGCCAAGTCTAAAGCCCAAGCACGACGCGACGCAGAAGCAAGAGCGGATGCTGCCGCCAAGCGGGGTAGCCGGTGATTGTAGAAGAACTGCTCATCAAGCTGGGCTTTGACGACGGACAGGCTGACCGCAAGATTGTGGACCTACGCAAGAGCCTCACAGGCCTTGTCGGCGCGTTCGGCGTTGGCGCGTTGTTTAGCAAGTTGGCAGATGAAGCCGGCCAAGCTGTCGACGCCAGCCGCGCACTTGCCAAGCAGTTGGGGGCGATTGAAGCCCTGATGCCTGGTGAGACTGCCGCGCTGCAGGGCATGGAAGAAACCATCCAGCGACTGGCCGTGACCTTTGGCCGGTCTACTGCTGAGATTGGCCAAGGTCTGGAAGGGGCGATCCAGTCCTTCAACGACGCCGATACCGCTGTTGGCGCGTTGGAGTTGGCCGTCAAGACCGCCTCTGCGTCAGGCGCAACGACCGCTGACGCGCTGCGGCTGCTGTCGGCTGTCACCAAAGCCTACGGCGACACGTCAGCCAAGACGCAACAGAAGGTGGCTGACCTTGGCCAGCAGACGGTTCTTATCGGTGACGTGCAGATGGCCGACTTGGCCAGCAGCATTGGCCGCGTGACCCCGTTGGCGTCCACCTTGGGCATCGGGCTAGAGGAACTGTTTGCCGTGTTCGCAGCCGGCACAGGACCGCTAGGTGGCGCCGCAGAGGTGTCGACCCAATACGCCAGCATCCTTCGCGGCTTGCTTGACCGCACGCCCAAGATGAACAAGGCCTTCAAGAAGGCGTTTGCCGGCGACGGCATCAAGACCGCACAAGGGGCGCTCGGCAAGTTCGGCCTGTCTGGCACGCTCAAGAAGCTGCTGGCCCAGACTGACGGCACTGCAGAGGGCATTCAAGCCCTGTTTGGTCGCGCAGAAGCCACCAACCTTGCGCTGTTCCTGACGCAGAAAGGGTCTGCCACAGCTGCCCGCGCACAAAGCGAACTTGGCAAAGCGGCGGGCTCTGTTGGCCGCGCCTTTGACGCGCAAAGCACTGGTCTTGGCAAGACCGCCTTTGCTGCCGATGTGATGACTGCCAAGTCCAAGGTTCTGCAGGAGAATGTCGGCAAGAAGCTGGAGGAATCGTTTGCTGAAACCAACAAGATGCTGTTTGAGTTCAAGACGATAGCCGCAGAGGTCTTTGTTCCAGCCGTTGACAACATCATCAACGCATTTGGTGGCGCGATATCTGGCACTGACGATTGGCGCAGCGCGTTGGAATTGCTGCGGGATACCCTGCTGGTAATTGCTGAAGTCGTTGACGGGCTGGTCATGGGCCTAGCCACTATCGGCAACACGCTGGCTTTCGCGGGAGCGTCCACGGCCAACTTTGCTCGCAACCTTGCAGACCGTGAGAACATCGGCGTATTCCGCGGGCAAGAGCAGATCAATCGCGAGTTCAGCCGGTCCACAACGGAACGCGGGAAGGGTTTTGCAGAACGCACCCGCGGGCGAATTGCTGCGTCGCAAGAGGCAAGCCAGCGGGCATTTCTGCCCAACAGACCGACCAGCAACGGCATCGAGGACCTGCGCAACAACGCCAGCCGCATCGCCGGCCAAGCCCGCAGCTTCTTGCAAGGTCGCCCCGGTTCTGGCGGTGGGCTCACGCAGGCCCTGTCAGTCGGTGCCGTCACGGTCAACGTCACGGTACCGCCCGGCACTGAAGCCCAAGCCGCTGCCCGCATTGGCGATCAGGGCGCTCGCGAAGTCATGCAAGAGATCCTAAAGAAGGCGCAGTTGGCGTTTGTGTCACCCCTTGCTCCGGCAGGTGGCTGATGCCAAGTTGCACCATCCAGATTGGCAGCATTGCCGCAGGCCAGACGCCGGGGGCCATTCTCAACCCGGACAGCGTTGTGTCTTGGACGCCGACTGTCACGGCAGAGGTCACGACCAACCCGGCAGAGGACGGCAGCCAGATAGCGGACAACATCACCAACCAGCCGCGTTCTGGCGAGGCTGCGCTGATGTTTTCGCCGTCGCCGTCCACCCCAGGTTTGCTGCCGTCGCCGGGGCCATCGCGACCCGAGCAAGCCTTCCAAATCCTGACAGACGCCATGACCCGCAAACAGGCGGTGTTCATTGTCATCGACGGCCATGTGTACGACCCTGCCGCCATCACGTCGGTACGGATGCCTCGGCAAGCTCCTGTCGACAGTCGGACGCTGGAAATCGCTTGGACAGAAATCAAGCTGGTTCAAGCCAGACGCGCATCGGTTCGGCCAGTGGCCAGACTTCGGCGCAAAGGCGTCAAGAGCAAGACCGTTACCCAGCCGACGCGGGCTGACTTGGCGCAATCTGCTGCCACCAACATCCTGCTAGGTCGCTGGCTGTCTGCAGTCCCGCAGGCCATTGGGGCGGCGCTGTAATGGCCACACTCGTTATTCCAATGACGCCGGGGCCAGACGTTCCACCCACGGTTCTGGCCATCGTTTTGGACGGGACCACCTATCAGGTAGAGCTGCGGTGGAACAACCGCGCAAAGCTCTGGTTCCTGTCGCTGGCTGATTCTGAGGGCGTAGCCGTGGCCAACAGCCTGCCTTTGTCCAACAGCGGCCTACCCGTCAACGCGGCTGTCTACCGCCAAGAAGGGCAGCCGCAAGGCGGATTCTGGGCGCTGGCCGTGTCAGAGCCAGACACCAATGCACAAGCCGATGAACTTGGCGGGCGTGTTGTGCTGACCTACCAAGAGGCGGCATGAGCAATGGGCTGCTTTTTGACCGCAAGTGGCGCCTGCAGGTAGGGTCGTTTCAGACCGATAGCCTGCGCGTGTCGTTTGACATTGAAAAGACCCGCAACTATCTGCCCAACGGCGCGACGATTAGCGTCTGGAACCTGTCGCGACCGACGCGGGACCAGTTCGACAAAGGGGCGCCTGTCAGCGTGTTCGGCGGCTTTGCCTCGGGCGTTGACCTGTTGTTTGCTGGCCAACTGTATGAGCCAACGACCCAGCGAGATGGCCCCGACTGGATTACCACCTTGCGCTGTCGTGATGGCAACACGGCATGGACGCGCAACGTCAACCAGTCGTTTGGCGCAGGCGTCCCGATCCTGACGGTTCTGCAGGCTGTTGTAGGAAGCATGGGTCTGGTCATCCCACCCGCCACCCGTGCGACACTGGCCGGCAGAGTCACCCGCGGCCCCATCGTGCAGTCTGGCTACGCCTACAAGGCGCTGCAGGAGGTGCTGACCAGCGAAGGGCTGTCGTGGTCCATTCAGGACAACGCGCTGCAGGTGCTGGCCCAAGACGCTGCGACCTCTGAGCAAGCGATTGTGCTGGCACCAGACACAGGGCTGATTGGCTCCCCCGAGCGCACTGACACAAACGGCGGCAGCGGTAGCAAACGCGTCCAAGTCGTGGCAACCTCACTGTTGCAGGGCGGCTTGCGTCCCGGTCGCCGTGTGGTGCTGAAATCGTCGACCATCTCCGGTGACTACAGCGTGGTCAGCGTTCGGCACAGGGGCGACAGTCGCGGGTCTGACTGGTTCAGCGAAGCAACACTGAGGGCAATGTGAGTGAAATCCTGTCACTGGAACAGATAGTTGCCGAGGCGATTGAAACCGCCCTGCGCTCTGTTTGGACCACGCTGCCGGCGCGTGTCACGGGCGTATCTGACGCCATGGTCACAGTCCAGCCGTTGCCAAACGACATCCAAGGCGGTCAGCAGGTGGCACTGCCGTCGCTGACCTTGCGGGCGTGCTTTCCCGGTGGCACCAATGGGTTGCGCTGGCCAATCACTGAAGGTGACATCGGCATCGCCATCTTCTCTTGCCGTCCCATCGGTGCGCTCATTCAGTCCGGCGCCTCTGCCGTGGAACTGCAAGACACCAGAACGCACAGCCTGTCAGACGGCTTCTACTTCCCTGTCGCGGCACTTGCAGACGTTGGCACCACCAAGCCGGTGGCGCTGCAGGGCGACGATGTTACCCTTGCAAGTGCGTGGATCTTGTGGTTCAACGCCATCGGCGCCGCACAGACCCCGCCAATCCCGCCGCCATCGTCAGCCCTTATCGCCAGCATCATCGCCACCAGCAACGTCGAGGCAACATGACCGCTCTTTACCCGTCCACCTCTGCGGCGCAGGTGTTTGTGCCGGTCCCAGTGAGACTGTCAACTACGGGCGCGTCCGCTCCGATTGCGCCACTATTCGCTTTTGTTGGCGGCCTAGCGAATTTCAACCTTATCGTCACGGATCCGGCGGCAAACCTGATTGGGTCGGGGCAAATGAATGCCCTGCCAGCCGGGATAACTGTAGCAGACGCGGGCCTCGGATTTTTGGTGAGCATTGCCGCCAGCGAGTTCTCAGTTCCCGGCCAGTATGTCTGTTTTGTTTCATACACACCGGATAGCAACTATCGCTTTGAGTCCGCCAGCTTTCAATGGGGCGGCTGGATTGACACGCTGTTGTCCAGCACGGCGAACGCAGAAGGCGCATCGGAAATCTGCCAGAACGTCCTGACGGGTTCTTATGACGTTGACGACCCCGCGGCGCCTACCGTGCAAACGCTGTCTGTCTCAGGCACGCCTTACGCCACCCGCACGATTGCCAACGCTGACGGCAGCGCCATCAATCCGTCGCAGGTGCTCATCTTGGGCGAACTGACCCAGGTACCGTAGGAGCTCGATGCTGTTCTTGCCGTTCCCGCTGTTTCTGCTTCCGCCGTCGCCGGTGCCGCCTGTCTACACAGAGGCATCAGCGGCGCCTGCGGTCGTGTCTCAGCCGGCGCGAGACATTCTGCTGCTGCCAGACGGCAACTTGTGGATCTACGGCGGCGACATCTTCCATGTGGGCGGACTGGACGCGATTGTCCAAGAGTGCAAGACGGCGCTGGAACTGTTCAGAGGCGAGTACATTCTTGACGAATCGGCTGGCGTCCCGTGGGCAGACATTTTTGGTGTCGGCGTGTCTGACGCCCAAGTCATCGCCGCAGTCAGGGCGCAGTTGCTCACGGTGCCCGGTGTTAGCAGCGTGGACAATGTGACAGCCAGCCGCGATACTCTGACCCGCACGATCGCAATCGCGGCGGACGTGACAACGACTGACGGCGCACAGCTCACCGTGTCAGCAACGCCGGGGGTAGCAGTATGACGCTGAGTTTCACAGCCGCGGGCTTGCAGATTGACACGGTTGCAGAAGCCGCAGAAGCCATTGCCAACGACCTCAAGACCCGCTTTGGCCAGACGCTGCAGACGGGCAACCCGAATACGGTTGTGGCCAACTATGTAGCCAGCGCCGCAGACACGACCGTGACCGTGCAGGAAGGGCTGCAGGCGGTCTACAGCCAGTTGACGGTCACAGGGGCCACTGGCGTATCGCTGGACACGCTTGGGCTGCTGGTTGGCAACCCGCGCAATTTGGCGACGCAGACGCTTGGCACAATGACTGTGACCAACGCCAGCGCGTCGCCAGTTGCCATCCCACAAGGCGCAAGCTGGCAGAATGCGGACACCCAAGAGCTTTATGCCACGGTGTCCGCGCAGACGGTTGGGGCGTCGACAACCGCGACCGTTGCCATTCGCGCCGTAGACACTGGACCTCAGACCGTTGGCACCGCTGTTTACAACGTCCTGTCATCGTTTGCCGGCGCTGTCAGCCTGTCTGCTGTTGGGCTGGCAACGACCTCGCAAGGGACCGCCCAAGAGACAGACGGCGACTATCGGCTGCGGCTTATCTCTGACGGCGCGTTGGCGGGCAGCGGAACGCTGGCGAGCATTCTTGCCGCTGTCCGGGCTGTTGACGGCGTGACCCGAGCCGTTGCCTACGAAAACACCAGCAACGCGACTGGCATCACCACGCCGGTCATCATCGCAGGTCTGCCCGGCCACAGCTTTGTCGTTGTGGCAGAAGGCGGCGACACAGACGAGATTGCCGCGGCCATTTACAGCAAAGCGCCTGCCGCAATCCAAATGTACGGTGACACAACCGTCAACGTCGATACGGGCGAGGGTTACACGACCCCCGTTACCTTTGAACGACCAGCGGCCCTGACCATTTACGTTTCAGCCACCATCACGGGCGCAAGCAGCGACTACAACGACGCAGTAGAGGCAAGCATCATTGCTTACCTTGCCGGCTACCCCGCCACCGTGCTTTACAACCGCGTCCTGTGCAGCATCTTGGATGCCCTGCCGGTGACTGCCAATATCAGCGCCTTGACCATGGGCACGACTGTTTCACCCGTGGCCACCGCCAACATCGTTGTCCCATGGAACGAATACCCAACCGCAACCAGCGTCAGCATCGTGCTGAGCTTCGTGTGATATGCGCGTAGAAGCCGTAGACCTGCAAGCACAAGCGCAAACCGACCTGCCAGCGCAGTTCGGGGCCACGTCTGTTTTGGCGTTTACGCAGGGGCTCAATTCACGGCTACAGACCGTTGACGATGTGGCGCGGTCCTTTCAACCAGGATTTGCGCTGCCAACCGCAGAAGGCGTCCAGCTTGACGCTTTGGGCGCTTTGGCCAGCCAGCCACGGCTTGGCGGTCCGTACCCACTTGGCGAGCCTGACGCCATCTACCGGCGCAAAATCTACGCGGCCATCCTGCGAAATCGCAGCGGTGGGACAGTGCCGGACCTCATCAAGGTCATCAAGGCGCTGTTGGCGGGGCTGGACCCCGTGGTCTACTACCAGCCTCTGTACCCCGCCAGCATGAACCTGACAGTCACGACCTCTACCGCTTTGACCGCTGACGAGATGGCTGTGCTGGTCCAGTTCATTGCCGCGACCAAAGCCGCTGGCGTCGGCGCAAACGTCTATGTGGTCAGCAACCCGACCTTTGCCTATGCCACCTTCCCACAGCCGCCGTATGCTGGCTACAATAAGGGCTATTGGGCGCACGTGTTCCGCCTGTAAGCCCAAAGGACAACCATGCCCGGCTTTATCCCCGACATCCCCACAGACGCCAGCGGTGCACCCGAGGCCAACTATTGGCTTGGCGTGCGGACCGAGCCAACTTTGTCACAGCGGATTGCCGGACACCAACCGGACCCGCCCGGCCCGCCACCTGCGTATGACATCGAGGACTATGCCCGCAACGTCCAGTACAAAGCCAACCTGCGGGTTTTGGCTGGCGCTCTGTACGCAGAACGCGGCGCATCCATTGTCACCATTGCAGGCGTCACCGTTGGTAACCAGCGGCGCTTGACCGTCAACGGCACGGCGGTCAACTACAGC